TACGATTTGTTGAGTGAACTCTCTACTTTTATAAGTAAAGGGACGTCTTACGAAGCCGAGTATGGTAAACATGACGATCTTGTTATGTGTTTGGTATTATTTGCTTGGATGACAAATCAAAATTATTTCAAAGATTTATTAGAAACCGATGTCAGAAAGAACTTAATGGAAGAACGAGAAAAAGAACTGGAAGACGACATGTTACCGTTCTTTGCCGACGATGGAATGAACTTCGAAGACGAAGTTTATGTGTCTGCTTTCGACCGTGAATTATTCTTCTAAAACCGTATTTTACTAAATATATTACAAATATTATTATATTTCTGGCTCTATTTTGAACAAGGAGAAACAAGATGGCATTCCAAGTCAGTCCAGGTATCAATGTAAGAGAAATTGACCTGACCACCGTTGTACCAGCAGTTTCCGCTTCTGTTGGTGCGTTTGCAGGCGTTTTTAGCTTCGGTCCAGCTGAAGAACGCGTGTTAGTCAGTTCTGAAAACTCTCTTGTAAAGATTTTCGGTAAGCCTACCGCAGACAATTTCGAAACATTCTACACAGCAGCTAACTTCTTAGCATATGGCAACGCTCTTTATGTTGTTCGTGCTATCGATACAGCTGCTAGAAACGCACAGGCTAACACAGCTGCTGAAACTACAATTCAAATTAAAAATCTAGCAGATTATGAAGATGGTATTTCTGCTGGCGCAAACGCAATGTACTATGCTCGCTATGCTGGTACACTAGGTAATTCTCTAAAGATCTCTGTTTGTGACTCGGCAAATGCTTATAGCAATGCTCTAGACATGACAGATGGCGCTGCTACTATTGAAGGCACACTAACACTTGTTCCAAACAGCCTAACTGCTAACTTAAGAGTTGTTTCTGCTGTATCGAACACTGCTGCTAATACTTCTGCTACAAGCATCATCGGTAAAATTAGAGTTGGCGATTATCTAGTTGTAAATGGTCAGAGCCAATATCTAAAGGTAGCTTCTCTTGGTGCTGCTGTTGAAACTGGCAACGCCAGCGTATTCAGTGCACAAGCTGTAATTACTTTCGATAGCAAGTTTACTGGTTCTGCCAACGCAACTGCTAACTCTTCAAACGCACTAACTCGCTACTGGGAATTCTACAATGAAGTAGATAAAGCTCCAGGACAGTCGACCTTTGTTGCTGCTTATGGTAATACTTTTGCACAGGACGAACTACACATTGTTGTAGTTGACGAAGATGGTCTATTCAGCGGTACTAAGAACGCTGTTTTAGAAGTATTTGAAGGTCTATCCCGCGCTACAAACGCTAAGGGCGAAAACGGTCAGACTTTATACTACAAAGATGTAATTACAACTGACTCTGAGTATATCTATTGGGCAAATCATCGTGCTGGTGCTCCAGCTGCTGTTGCTCTAAGCGTCGCTTCTTCAGCTCAAACTCTACCAATGACTCTATCGTTCTCGAATGGTGTCGATACTTCGACAGAAAGTTCGGTTACACTAGGAAATCTTGGTACTGCATACGACCTATTCAAAGACAAGAACGTTGTTGACGTTTCTCTAGTCATGACTGGTAAAGCAGGTTCGGGTGTTGCTAACTATGTAATCGACAATATCGCTGAAACTCGTAAAGATTGCGTGGCTTTCGTTTCGCCAACTCGCTCGACTTCAGCTGATTCTATCGTAACTTTCCGCAATACTCTATCGTCAACTTCTTACGCTGTAATCGATTCTGGTTACAAGTATCAGTATGACCGCTATAACGACGTTTATCGCTACATCCCACTAAACGGCGACATCGCTGGTCTATGCGCAAGAACTGATGAAACTCGTGACCCATGGTTCTCACCAGCTGGTTTCACTCGTGGTCAGATTAAAAATCTAGTTAAGCTAAACTTTAATCCAAACCAAGCAGAACGCGACCTACTTTACAAGAACGGTGTAAACCCAGTTGTAACTTTCCCAGGACGTGGTACTGTATTGTTTGGTGACAAGACTATGTTGGCTAAACCATCTGCGTTTGACCGCATCAACGTTCGCCGTCTATTCATCGTACTAGAGAAAGCGATTTCTACTGCTGCTGAATTTGCTCTGTTTGAATTCAACGACGAGTTTACTCGTGCGCAATTCAAGAATCTAGTTGAGCCATATCTACGCGAAGTACAAGGTCGCCAAGGCATTACCGATTTCAAAGTAATCTGTGATACCACTAACAACACTGGTGATGTAATTGATCGTAACGAATTTGTTGGTGACATCTACATCAAGCCAGCTCGTTCGATTAACTTCATCCAGTTGAATTTTATCGCTGTACGCTCTGGTGTTGAGTTTAACGAAATCGTTCAAGGAGCATAAGAAATGGCATTTAATGTAAATGAAATTAGACAAAACATGATTGGTGACGGTGCTCGTCCGTCACTATTCGAAGTAACAATGGTCAACCCTATCTCTAGAGTTGGCGATGAAACACTTCGTTACATGGTTCGTGCTGCTCAATTACCAGCTTCTAATCTTGGTCTAATCGAAATTCCTTATTTCGGTCGCCGTATTAAAGTTGCTGGTAGCAGAACTTTTGATAACTGGTCTGTAACTATCATGAACGACGAAAACTTTGCAGTTCGTCGTGCGATGGAAGCATGGTCATCAGCTATCAACAGCAATCAGACCAATCTAAGAAGCGTCCCTAGCTATCGCACAACTGCTGATGTTATTCAGTATGCTAAGGATGGTTCGGAACTACGTCGCTATCAATTCGTAAACATCTTCCCACTTTCAATTTCTGCAATAGATCTAAGCTGGGATAACGGTGATGCGGTTGAAGAATACACTGTAGACTTCGCGTTCGACTACTGGACTGTAGCCGATAGCGAAATTATCCAGTAAAAATGACTTGATTTGGAACGCTACATATAATGTGTAGCGTTCCTTCCAGTCGGAGAAAAATATAATGGCTCAGTTGTTTGGTTTTGAAATCGTAAGAAAGAAAGAAGCAGAAGAGAAGGCGCAACCTGATCGCTTAGTAACATTTGCACCCGAAATTAAAGATGACGGTGCGGTTGTTGTAGCGGAAGGTGGCGTCTTTGGCACATACTTAGATCTTGAAGGTTCAGCTCGTACTGAATCAGATCTAGTTGCCAAGTATCGCGAGATGTCACTTCAACCAGAAGTTGAATCCGCGATTGATGATATTGTAAATGAGTTCGTATCATACGACTCAGATTATAAATTAGTTGATATCAACCTAGACGATCTAGAGTTTGGTAACAAAGTAAAAGATAAGATTCGCGAAGAGTTTAAGAACATCGTTCAGTTGTTAGACTTTAATAACAGTGGCTACGAAATCGTTCGTCGTTGGTATATTGATGGTAGACTATACTATCATGCGATTATTGACGTACAGAACCCACGCGAAGGCATTCAAGAAATTCGTTATATCGATCCGCGCAAGATCCGTAAGATCCGCGAGATTAAAAGAGTTCGTAGAAACTCACAAGCATCAACTGCAGGTCAGCAAGTTCATACAACAGAAACTAAACAAGAATACTACATGTATTCTGAGCGTGGTTTCTCTGGCGGTACTCGTGCTGGCGTAAGCACAACAAGTTATCAACCAGCTGCTGCTGGCTCAACTGGTATTCGTATTGCTACTGATTCTATTATCCATGTGACATCTGGTCTAATGGATGCTTCCAATCAAATGGTACTTTCGTATCTACATAAAGCAATCAAGCCACTCAACCAACTACGCACACTAGAAGACGCAACAGTAATCTATCGTATTTCGCGTGCTCCTGAGCGTCGTATCTTCTACATTGACGTCGGTAATCTGCCAAAGATCAAAGCAGAACAATATCTTCGCGACATGATGGTTCGTCACAAGAACCGTCTGGTGTACGATGCTACAACTGGTGACATCCGCGACGACCGTAAGTTTATGACGATGCTAGAAGACTTCTGGCTTCCACGTCGCGAAGGTGGTAAGGGTACAGAAATTACTACACTTCCTGGCGGTCAGAACCTCGGCGAAATCGATGATGTTCTATACTTCCAGAAGAAAATGTACAAGTCGCTCGGTGTTCCAGTTTCTCGTCTAGAAGGCGAGGGTGGTTTCAACCTTGGTCGTGCTGCTGAAATTACTCGCGACGAGTTGAAGTTCGGCAAGTTCATCGACCGCATGCGTATGCGCTTCTCTAATCTATTCAAAGAAGCATTAAAGAAACAGTTGATTCTAAAGGGAGTTATCTCTGAAGAAGAATCAAATGAAATCTTTAGCAATATTCGTTTTGACTTTATGCGCGATGGTTACTTTACAGAATTGAAAGAAGCTGAAATCTTAACAAATCGTTTAGCGTTGGCTCAGTCAATGGAA